CGCGCCGAGGCGCTTGAGGTTGGCGTCCATGCCGGTGTCCCAGCCGCTCTCGCCGAGCGTCCAGCCGTAGTTGAGCCCAAGGTTCGGGTCGGTCGATGACATGGTCTATCTCCAGAGGTTCGATGCCTGGCGAATGCGCCGGACGGCTTCTGGGTCGCCGGTGCGGTGGCTTTGCTGCGGGTGCTGCCGCCAGTGACGCCCGACGATAGGCAGGTACAGCACGCCGCCGCGTTTGGCCACCAGCAGGGTCAACAGCCAGTCAGCAAAGTTGTTGAGGTCGGTGGTTTCCTTGAGCACGGCTTCCACGGCAGATCGGCGCATCACGATCAGGCCGTGAACGTGGCTGGCGCTGTTGGCGTGCTGCCAACGGCTGTAGGCCAGACGCCGTACAGCGATGTCCTGGCCGTTCTCGTCGGTCAGTGCTTCGTCGGTGTAGGCCATCACGGCCTGCGGGCAGGCATCCAGCGCATCGGCCAGTCGTGTGAAGGCACTGGCTTCGTACAAATCATCGGGATCGACAAAGGACACCAGCGGCAAGGTGCCTTGTGCATAGCCTTCTGCGCGTGCCTCACCGATACGGCCTGGAATGCCGGGCAGAACGTGCAACTGGATCGGCGCACCTTCAAGACTGGCGATGCAGGCCTCACGCCATTCGACAGGCTCGTTCAGGGTGAGTAGATGAGCATCAATCCGCGGCTCCATCACACACCTCCCCAATACTGTCCCCAGCGCAGGCCGTAGCCCGCGCGATCCATGACCCGCACCTGCGGCTGCCAGTTGCTCAAACCATCGCGCTCGGCACTGATCTCCACCGTGATGCGGTCACCCAGCGCACCGGCATCCAGCGCGGCCACTGCTGCCGTCCACAGGTAAGTGGTGCCGAGCAGCCCCGTCTCAGTACGAACCAGCACGTTGCTGCGATTGCGGATGCGCACCGTGTAGGTCACGCCCAACTCCGGCCCGATGTCGCCCTCGCCTTGCTGCACGAGGTAGGCGGTCTGCTGCGTGCGGTCGCGGTGCGCCCACCCGACGGTGAGATCACCGGCCACCACGGCAGGCTCGGTCTGTCCATTGAAACGGATGCGACCGGGTGGATACGGCAAGGACTGCCGACCGGTCAGCGCCATCGGCTGCCCGTTGGCGGCCAGCACAGGATCTCCCTGATCAGTCGACGTGCGAGGAATCGCGCCCACGAACACCGACTCGCCCGGGGCCCGCTCCGCACCTTCGGATGCCAGCCAATCGCCAACACCGATCAGCCGAGTCCCCAAGGCATGTGCTTGGGGTGTGGTGTCGAGCACGCCGCGTGCGAGATCGATGGTCGCGTTGGCAGCATCGAAGGCCAGGACGGCAACGGCCTCGGCAATCTCCCCACTGGCATCCACCAGATAGGCGTAGTCGCCCACGGCCAGTCTCTCCGGCTGGCTGATAGCGGTTACCGGCACGCCGATGGCATCGGCCTCGCTGGCAGGCAAGGTCGCATCGAGCGTGAGCAGTGGCGCATAGTCCTCACCCACGACGGCTGCGAGGTCGCCGCCGGACGTGCCGGTGGCCAGTTGCCAATTCAACTGCCCGGTGCCACCGGCTGCGGCCAACGCACCGAGATAGGTGTCTGTATCGGTCAGGTAGGCCAGATCTGCACGCGACAAACGCCGGGCCAGCTCCCAATACGGCACCTCGACGGCCAGCACCAAGGCGGGCGGCAAAGGTTCGATGGTCGGCTCATCGACGTGCGGTGGCGGGGGCGACAGCACGGTGTTGCTCATCCCGAACACATCTTCCATGGCTTCGATGCGCCACTCGGCCGCGCCCAAGGTGCCGGTGTCGATGCCGGTGACGCGCACCACCATCTGTTCTACACCCAAGCGCGGCCAGTTCAGCAGGAACACATCGCCCGGCAGCGGCGCACGTTCCAGCGTGTCGCGTGCCACGGTCAGACTCATCCGGGCCAGCGGCGAACCCAAGGCGCGCAGGTCACGTAAGGCCAGCCGGGCAGCGAGTGGCCCGTAGTTGACGCCCGGGTAGTCGCGGCGCTGATTGATCACGCCGCCTTGCAACTGGATGGCGGCAAGATTTTCGACTGTGACCGTCGCATCACCGCCGGTTTGCCAATCGGTGTAGACGACGGTCAGTTCGTTGGGCAGCTCGCCCCATTGGGCGCGCTCGAAGCGTTCCAGCCGCACGATTTCGTCAGGCCCCAACTGCGGCAGGCTGTCGATCCAGTAGTCGTCGCGCAGCAGTTTCAGCTCAAACGTGCCTCGCTCCGGATCGGTGTAGAGGATGCCTCCAATGTGGTCGATGACCTGGCCGATGAAGCTCTCGATGGGCTGCTGGCGCGTCCAGATCAAATTGAGGCCGAAGCCCTCACTCGACAAAGCCCATGCCGCATTCCAGAAACTCCAGCCGATGGTGCTCTGCGGATAGCCCATGCCCCAGTGCGGATCGGTCAGGCACTGCACCAGGATGTGCGCCGGGTTCATGCCGACGCTGATCTCGCGGCCTTCGTCCTCATCCCAGATGCGGACTTCGGAATCTCCCATCCATGCATGGTCATGCCAACCGGCATTGAAGCGGCGCACCCGCACCGCCCAAGGTTTGATGTAGGGGTTGTTGGCCGCAAACAGGATCTTGCGCGCCACCAAGGACAGCACGCCTCGGAATGCCGGAATGGCCGCCCCAAGGCGACTCATCAGATAGTCGTTACGCCCCTGACCAGCATGGCCAGAAAGCACATCAATGGTGCCGACCACGCCGCCTTCACGCTCGTCACCACCAAACAGGGTGGGCTTGTTGATCGAGAGGCTGGTCAGCCCATGCCCGCTGGACAGCGGCGCGCGGTCGGCATCGCCCCAAGCGGTGCGGTCACCCATCTGGATTTCCTGCACGGCATCGACGGGACCCTGGCACAGGGCCAGATGCAGCCCCATCCGGTAGCGGTAGCCGACAGTTTGCGATTTGCTGCTGCCACCCATCAGCCGTGCTCCCGCTGGCTGGACTGATTGCGGGCGTGCTCGACCACCCGCTGCGCCATTGCATCGCCGGTGGCCAGCAAGGTGTCGGCGTCACAGCCATCGCGCAGGAAGGCGCGGAAATCCAGATCGTGACGCGCAAACCATGTGCGCGTGCCGTTCACGCACAGGCCCACTGCGCGCACGTGATCGATGGTGATGACAGTCTGCGTGGTCATTTCTTGCCACCTTTCTTCTTGATCGGATCGGCCTCCAGATCGCCGTACCAGACGACGTTTGAGCCGCGCAGCAGCACGGTGCCGAACACGACGGGAATCGGGCGGCCTTCTTCTGCGGTGGGGGCATCGACGTCGGACAGGGACGCCGGTTTGGGTTCGGGTGGTTTCGGGGCGAGCGCGACCGAAACCAGCGCCGCCACCACGATGACGACGAGGTACCACATGGCGATTTCTCCAGGGATTCAGAACACGCCGGTCGAGAACGGGTTCTTGCTTGGGATGGCGGGAAAGCCGCCGTAGTTGTCGAGGTTGCCGAAGCGCGACTCGCACGTGGCCGTGCTGTGGTCGCAGCCGACCGTCAGCAGCACCTCGGTGCCGACTTCAATGGCCACCGGATAGAGCAACTCGACGCCACCACCGTAGTCATTGACGATCATGTGGCGGGCACCTTCCGGGGTTTGCAACCAGCCACCGGCCAAGCTGCCACTGACGCTGCCGGGCGTACCGCCATCGAGATCGACGTTGCGGCCATTGCTGTTGCTCACGAAGGCGCTGGCAGCAATCGGTGATGCGCCGCAGGCTGCCGAATACAGAACGTGGGAACACTTGCGGCTGTAGAGCCGCCGCAACCCGATGCGCTTGAGGCTGACTTGCGCGGACTCGCAGCGAATGCGAGCCACATCGTCAGCGACTTCCACGCCCAACACTCGCCCCATCCAGCGCGTTCCAGAGATCCACCAGTAGTCGCCCCAGGTGTCGCGCCGTCCGATACGCAGAGTGATCGAGGTGGTGTCACCGGTCAGGGAGTTGGCGAGCAGATGGCGCACCAAATCACAGTTCGGCGGCAGTTTCAGATCCAGCCCAGCCTTCGCAGCTTCAGCACCCAACGCCAGTTCGTTGCGTTCGATGGGCAGGCTTGCGTACAGATTGCCGTCCAGATCGATGTCGAATTCGTGCGGTGTCAGATAGAACTGCGCGCTGTCGCTGGCGAAGGCGTATAGCTCGACTTCCAGCAAGGGGTTCTGGCTCATCGTGCTTACTCTCCCTCGTAGGTTTGACGGTCGTTGCCGCGTGGCTCGGGCAACTGGCGCGCGGTCAGGGTGATCTCCAGCAGCGTCGGGCTGTGCCAGTACAGATCGATGGCATCGTGGTCGAGGCGGCAGCGCACGAGACGAATGACGCGGCTGCCTTCTGGCACCCAGTCGTCGAGGCCCGAGCGCAGCACCAACACACCGCCATGATCCAGATGGCAAGTCGCCGTCAGGGCGTACCGCCGGTAACCGTCCGGCTGCACGATCAAGCAGGCGGCGGGGCGATGCCAGAACGCAGAAACGTCTTTGCCATCTACGCGCAGGAAGCCATCTTCGGGATCGGCTTCGACGGTCACCCACAGGATCGGGGCCAAGCCATCGGGCAGCCAGAACGCCTCCAGACGACCTTGGGTGCGCCACAACCGCGCCCGCCAGATTTCGATTTCATCGAGTGAGCTGGCCAGATAGCGCCGCTGCAAAGTCGTCGTCGACCACGGATCGTCCCGGCGCACCCACGGTTCTGCGGGTGAAAAGTCCTGGCGGGTGATCGTCGCTTGCGCGGCGGCCGTCGGATCGTCACGCCAGTTGCCATCCGGCCAGATCGGGATCTCGTCAAGCCATGGGTCATCCAGGACATCCTGATCAGGCAATGGTGCAGGCTGGATCTGCGTGGGAATGTTGCCGCCGACCATGCCCGGCACCCACTGCGTGAGATCGGCCGGGTCGATGGCCTTGCCCCACACCAAGGGCATGACGGTGCTGCCCACGGCTGCGGCGCGTGCCAAAGGTTCCATCAGCCACAGCAGGGCGCTTTCCACATCGCTGAGTTGCGCGATCTGCCATCCATCGGCGGCGATGATCAGCGCCCAGCGGCCATTGCCCTCAATCTCCTGCCAGCCCTGTACCCCGTCGTACGTCAGGCGCACATTCGCTGAGATCGGCCCGAACTGTCGCCCGTCAGCCTCCGTAACATTGAGCGCCAGTGCGCCACGTTGGCAGGACTCGGTCAGGTGAACCGCGTACTGCGGCAGCGGCCACAGCGCCATTTGACCGAGATGATCGGCCAGCCAGTCAGCCACCAGGGCATCGGTCTGCCGGGCGTTACCCACCTTGTAGGTGAGCCAGCGCCGAGGAACGCGTCGGCGTGCCTGACGGGATTCGTTGCCACTGGCCAGCCGCGTGACGCTGGTCTGCCACTCCAGCCGTTCGACGAGGGGCTCCATCCAATCGTGGCGGAAGGCAAACACGCCGCGTTGCGCATCCGGCCACTGCTGGTCGCCAAAGGCATCCATACCGGTGGCGACGATGGCGTTTGAGGCGGTATCCCGACGCAGCACTTCGAGCAGAAAGATCGGTGCATCGATGGGTGGCCAGGGGCCCGCCAAGGATTCCGCCAGCAGGCTCGCTGCCAGATTGGGCGGCAGCGGAGCGACAGCTGTTTCCGGCGTGAAGCGGGCTGCGCTCGCCCCGAAGGTCGCGCGCGAGAGCACTTCACCTTGGAAGGCGGGCAGTTCGCTTCCAGGCGTCGGTTTGCTGGAAACCTCCGCGAGGTCTTGAACGACGACGCGATCCGTCATGCCGACTCCAGCCCGAATTCAGCGGCATTGAAAGCGGCCTCCGTCCACTGCACGTTGCCGTTCGGGTTGCGCTCGAACAGCGTGCTCTGCCACGCCAGTTGCTCCTGCAGAATAATGTCGGGGCTGACGGTGCTCTGCGCACCACTGACCACGAGGCCTTTGACCTTGCCCAGACCGGCGTCGGTCTTGCGCGCCAGCATCGTGAGCTGGACGCCGTAGATGGCGGGCGTGGCCATCACCGGCAGCGGCTTGACATCGAAGGACTGACGCAGCCCCACGGTGGGTGCACTGATTGCCGTGGCCTCGTCCTCGTCGCTCACGGCTTCCCATGCGGCGGTACCGACCGGGCTGGCCGTCCACTGGTTCAGGCTGCCATCGGCCTGTGCCTGCAAAGCATCGACGCGCACATCACCGAGGAAGGTGTTGTTGATCGTGCCGCTGGTGTCGGCGATGTAGAAGTCGTCGACGTCGATGGTGAGCGGGCAGTTTTGGCCAGGCACTGCACCCACGAATGCCGTGAGCAGTTGGCCACCGCCCTGGATGGTGTTCTGCGCCGTCATCTGGATGGCCAGGATGCCGTTGATGCGCACCGACAGAATGCCGTTGCTGGTGCCCTGCGTGACCTGCAACTCGATGTAGTGCCAGCCGCGCGCCGGAGCGCTGGCGACTGAGACAGAGATCAGCTGGTCGTAGCCGTATTGCCAGCGGTAGAGCTTGAGCCGACCGTCCTCGCCGATCTTCACCAAATGTGCAACCTGCGAGTTGGCATCGCGCACGCCGAGCAGCAAGGGTTCGATGTAGGTGTTCTGGTACGGCACCACCCGAATGGCCGCCCCGACGATCAGGCTGGTCTTGGTGGCGTCCAGGTTCTTGACGTAGCCGCCTCCGGAACCTTCCGGCAAACGCAGGGCATAGGAGGACGGGCGGCGGCCATTGATGCGGGTGGCCTGCGGCGACAGGTAGGCCGCCTTGCCACGTGCGAGCCACGGATCGCCAAAGCTGTCCACGGCCTGCGGGTCGTAGTGATCGAAACCGTCGATGAACAGAAGTGCCATTGGATTTACCCTTGCAGCGCCGCACGGATGGCCCGTGCATTGCGCCCGATGATGTTGACGATGACTTTCTCCCCGGCAGGTGACTGCAGGTGGTCGTGCGTCACGCCCGGATCGACCGCGTTAACGATGCGCACCGCCTGATTCATCTGCGGCTGTGCGGGTGGCACTTTCACTTCCGGCACCAGACCACCGGCAGCAAAGGCCAGCTCACCACCTTTGAAGCGCGGGCCTACCGACAAGCCGTTTAGCGAGTCGAGGAAGGCCACACCGACCTGGCGCACGGCCGCCGCCCGCACCACGTACTCGCCTGCGGACAGACGTGCCGGGATCGAATCCGAGGTGGCGCTGCCCGGCCCGGAGACCAGACCGCCACCCGCGAACTTCTTGATGCCGCCCAAGAGCGCCATGACTGCGGCGACCATGGCTACCATCGCGGCCACCGCGAGTGCCGGGCCAACGTAGGGAATGGAAGCCTGCGACGCCGCAGCCCCGGCTCCCGCCTTGGCCGCATCCATCGACACCACGGCGGTGGTTTCGGTGGTCTTTTGGGCGACCTTGGCGGCGCTGGCCGCCGCATCGACGGTCTGCTCCTGCTGGATGAAGCCGAGT